GTTTGCTCAGGAGTTTGAGTGTGACTTCCTTGGATCTGCAGATACTTTGATTAGTCCTGCAAAACTACAGAATATTCCATTCCACGATCCCATACAGAGCAATGCAGGACTTGACGTATATACGCGGGCAGAAAAAGATCATGAATACATTATTACTGTGGATGTTGCCCGAGGAATCGGTGGCGATTATTCTGCTTTCATCGTGTTTGATATCACCACTGTCCCGTATAAAATCGTTGCCAAGTACAGAAATAATGAGATTAAGCCTGTACTGTTTCCCTCGGTCATCTTCCAAGTAGCAAAAGAATATAATAACCCATACATTTTGGTAGAAGTCAATGATATTGGAGATAGTATTGCTGCAACTCTCAATTACGATCTTGAGTATCCTAATGTCCTTATGTGTGCTATGCGCGGCAGAGCGGGTCAGATCGTTGGACAAGGATTCTCAGGAAACAAAACACAACTAGGTGTTAAGATGAGCGTAACTGTTAAGAAGATTGGTTGCGCTAACCTCAAAGCAATTATTGAAGAGGACAAACTACTCTTTAACGACTTCCAGATCTTTCAAGAACTTACCACGTTTGTGCAGAAGAAACAAGCGTGGGAAGCAGACGAGGGATATCACGATGACCTTGTAATGTGTATGGTATTATTTGCATGGTTGGTCATGCAAGAATACTTTAAAGAGATGACTGACCAAGATATCAGAAGGAGGATCTATGAAGAACAAAGAAATCAGATTGAGCAAGACATGGCTCCTTTTGGGTTTATTGATGACGGTCTGGGTGATGATACCTTCGTTGATGCAGACGGCAATCTGTGGGAGTATGGAAACACCCAAGAAGAAGTCTCTTATATGTGGAATTACTGATGGATTTGGGAGATCAATTTGATCTGGAACATTTGCTGTTTAAAACTAGGCAGTGTAGGTCATGTGGTAAGACAAAAGATGTGCTCACAGATTTTTATAGAATTAGAAAGGACAGGAAATCACTGTCTGCATATTCATATGAGTGCAAGCAATGCACAAAAAAACGAGTTTCTAATGCAAGGAAAAAGGTAGTAGATAAAATGGTAACAAATATCTTTGGTAGATGGGAATATCCTGACTGGTAAAGTGTTCATGCATTGATTCCCCGCTGAAAAGAGACAAAACTCTAAATAATCATAGACAATTTTGGGTACTTTTCAGGAGAAAAACATGGCAAGTCAAATCTCGCCTGGTGTAGTCATTAAGGAACGCGACCTTACCACAGGAACCGTTGTAAACTCTACAGCAAATACTGCTGCTATTGTTTCGACTTTCCAGAAAGGTCCCGTTGGCGAAATTATCACCATCGCATCACAAAGAGAACTGGTAGACACCTTTGGTGCTCCTGGTTCTGATAACGCAGACGACTACTTCGTAGCATCTGAGTTTCTAAACTACGGCGGTCGCCTAGCAGTTGTACGCGCAGAAACAGGCGCAGTCAACGCTGGTGCTGCTGCTATCATCAGAAGTCAGACCGACTACGAATCAAGAATTGAAGGCACTACCCCCTCTTGGAAGTGGGCAGCAAAAACTCCTGGTATTTGGGGTAACGCACTAGACGTTGTTATCGCTGATCGTGGTGCTGACCAGTATGTGACGTTTGCACAAACACCTGCAGGAATGGCGGCAGGAACAAACGTTGACTTTACTGGTGGTAAGACAGGCGAGGTTCTTTCTTGGGATGCAGCAAATCTAAGAGGAGCAATTATTCTAGATGATCCAACTGTAAGATTGACTTCTTCAGATACTCTAGATACTCCTGATACTGGTATTATTACTGCTCTATCAATTGATACTGCGGGAACAGGATACACTTCTGGTCAAGGTCTAGCAACAACTGGTGGTAGTGGAACCCTAGCACAAGTAGATATTACTGTTAGCATTGGAATCCCAACTCAAATTTCTTTACAGACAGGTGGTTCTACTTATCCAGCAACTGGAACTGCAGTTACTGTAACTGGTGGTACTGGTTCAAACATGACTGTTGATTACACTTCAACTGGTCAGGTAATCGATACCATTGCAATCAACACTCCTGGAACAGGTTATACAATTGGTGATGTTATCGTTGTCGATGGTGGTGGTAACAACGCTACCTTCACAATTACAGAAGTTAATGGTGCTATTTCTGCAGTATCAATTAACACCACCAATGCTGGAACTCTATACGAAGTCGGAGATACTCTGACTGTTGTTCAGGGAGCAAACACATCTGGTACTGTTGAAGTTACTGGTGTCCAAAACACAGCAGTTGCAATTACAACTGAAGATTGGTGGACAAATACCAACGTTGATGGATCTTATGCAGTAGCAGGTGATAACAAGATTCGCCTATCAGCAATCGGACCTCGCCCTGGTACTTCTCAGTTTGCATCAGACAGAGGACTTTCATACGACGAAGTTCACGTTGCAGTTATCGACAGAACTGGCGAAGTTTCTGGTACAGCAAATACAGTTGTTGAGAGACTACTTTATCTCTCCAAATTCTCAGATGGTAAGGCATCAGAAGGAACTTCAGCATACTATCCAACTGCAGTTAAACTAGCATCTCAATACGTTTATTTTGGATCACATGTAACCGCTGCACATAACCCATCATCTGCAGGATCTGGTCTTGCAGCAGGAGTTGCTGCAGCATCTCAAACTTCTGGTTCAAAACTGCAATTGTTAGGTACAGTTTTAACTACACTTACTGGTGGTACAGATGATTATGATTATACCACAGGTGAGTTTAGCGTCGGCATGGATCTCTTCCATGATACAGAAACGGTTGATATCGACTTCATCCTAATGGGTGGTTCCATGACAGATGAGAATGATACTAAACTCAAAGCAGGTTATTGCATTACTGCAGCAAACCTAAGAAAGGATGCAGTTGCATTCGTTTCTCCTCATAAAGAAAATCAAGTTTCTGGTTCTACAACTCTAACAAGAGTGCAGCAGAAAGACAACACAATTAACTTCTTCTCCACAATCGGATCTACTTCATACGCAGTATTTGATAGTGGTTATAAGTATTTTTATGATCGCTTCAATGATGAGTATCGTTACATTCCATGTAACGGAGATGTAGCGGGTCTATGTGTTGCAACTTCAGCAACACTTGATGACTGGTTCTCACCAGCAGGTCTATCAAGAGGTGGTATCCGTAACGCTATCAAACTAGCATACAACCCAACTCAAGCAGATAGAGACGAACTTTACCAGAACAGAATCAATCCTATTGTTTCTTTCCCAGGTCAAGGTATCACACTATTTGGTGATAAGACTGCACTTTCATCACCTTCTGCATTCGACAGAATTAACGTTCGTCGTCTCTTCATCAATATTGAGAAGAGAGCAGAAGCACTTGCTAAGGCAGTTATCTTCGAGCAAAATGACGAAACCACAAGACTTGGATTCTCTAATGCACTTTCTTCCTACCTATCTGAGGTTCAGGCAAGAAGAGGTATCACTGATTACCTCGTTGTTTGCGATGAGTCAAACAATACTTCATCAGTAATTGATCGTAACGAATTTGTTGCTGAAATCTTTGTAAAACCAACACGTTCGATTAACTACGTTACATTGTCCTTTGTTGCTACTAGAACTGGAGTTTCTTTCAGTGAAGTAGTTGGACGCGCTTGATCATTTACCAACTATTCAATTAACCACGGGAAGAGGAAAAAACAATGGCTATTAACTCAAACGTATCTGAGTTTCTGCAGAAGATTAAGCAAGGTGTTAAGCCTAACATGTTCCTGGTGGACATCGAGTTCCCAGGAACCCTTGCAAAGGGTGGTAGTGATAAAGATCTCACTAACATTCTCTGCAAATCTGCAGCACTCCCTGCATCCAACATGGGTGTAATCGAAGTTCCTTTTAGAGGAAGAACCGTCAAAATCTCAGGTGATCGCACATTCGATACCTGGACTGCTACATTCGTCAATGACGAAGATATGAAGATCCGTGCTTTCATGGAGCAATGGTCAGCAGAGATGAATACACACGAAGGAAACAGAGCACCTCTGTTTACTCCAGAAACATCTGGCGATGGTTACATGGCTCATCTACTCGTCAAGCAACTTGAGAAAGATGCATCTGACGGGGGTAGCATTATCAGAACATACAAACTCTGGCATTGCTTCCCAACTAATATCTCACAGATTGATCTTGCTTATGATAGCAATGATCAGGTTTCTGAATTCACAGTTGAATTCCAACTCTCATACTGGACTGCAGAATCAGGTGCAGCAGCAGGATCCAATCCTCCTGCAATTGCTCCTGGAGACTGATTTTTAAAGTTCATAAATAGAATAGTTGGTGAGAACTTATTAATACACGATGAGTCAATTATTTGGATTTCAAATTAACCGAAACAAGGAGGACAGGGGGCAATCCCCTGTCCCGCCCAACGCTGAGGACGGCATTGCTGTAGCAGCGGGGGGTTATTTTGGTACTTATGTAGAAACAGATGCCCAAGCTAGGAATGAGTATGATCTCATTCAGAGATATAGGGATATGTCTTTACATCCAGAAGTTGACTCAGCGGTTGATGAAATTGTAAATGAATTTGTTGTTAGTGATTCAAACGATTCTTGTGTTGATATTGATCTAACAAATTTAGAAGTCGGTGCTTCTGTGAAGAAGAGAATCCGCGAAGAGTTTGAGCATATTAAACGTATGCTCAATTTTGATATGAAAGCACATGAATTAATTCGTAATTGGTACATTGATGGTAGGATGTACTACCACAAAGTTATCGATCTTTCTGATCCTAAAAAAGGTATCTTAGAACTTCGTTATATCGATCCCCTAAAAATTAGAAGAGTCAGACAGAAACTCAAAAAAGTTGATGCTGACCCAGTAGCAATTCGTGGAACCGCCCTAGAACATGAGTGGGGAGACTATATTGACTACTACATTTACAATCCAAAAGGATACGCTAGATCATCAGCATTACTAGGCACTGGAGATTTTGCTGGTAATCAAGGTATCAAAATCGCATTTGATGCAATTACGTTTGTTCATTCTGGTCTTCAGGATATGAACAAAAGAATGCATTTAAGTTTTCTACACAAAGGTATCAAGTCTCTCAATCAACTGAGAATGATTGAAGATGCACTTGTAATCTATCGTTTGTCTCGCGCACCAGAGCGTAGAATTTTTTACATCGACGTTGGTAATCTACCCAAAGTTAAGGCAGAACAGTATCTTCGCGATGTAATGAATCGCTATAGAAACAAATTAGTTTATGACGCTTCAACGGGAGAGATTCGTGATGATAAAAAGCATATGTCGATGCTGGAGGATTTCTGGCTCCCTCGCCGTGAAGGTGGTAGAGGAACTGAAATTACTACACTCCCAGGCGGTCAAAACCTTGGTGAACTCAAGGATGTTGAGTATTTCAAAAAGAAACTTTACAACTCACTCAACTTACCACCTTCCCGCCTTACGGATGACAACAAAGGGTTTAATCTTGGTAAGACCACAGAAGTTCTCAGGGATGAACTCAAGTTTACTAAGTTCATCGGACGTTTACGCAAACGTTTCAGTGCGATGTTCCAAGATATTCTCAAGACCCAACTTATCCTCAAAGGAGTAATTGCTCCTGAAGATTGGGATGATATGCAAGAGCATATCCAATATGACTTCTTGCATGATAATCATTTCAACGAGTTAAAAGAACTAGAAATGATGACTCAAAGAATGGGTCTAGTAACTCAGATGGATGCATTTGTCGGCAAATACTATTCTATTGATTACGTTCGTCGCCACATCTTGGGACAAAAAGATAAAGATCTCAAGGAAATGGATAAGCAAATGCGTGCAGAAATTGATTCTGGTCTAGTTATGGATCCATCAGAATTGAACATGTTCGATACCATGGACAGACAAAATACTGCTTTCTCTCCAGAAATTCAAAATATCCAAGCAGACGATTCTTTTGAAAGAGATCAAGAATCAGCAGACGCAAATATGGAAAGAGAGATTGAAAAACAAAAATCTGCTCCTGCTCCAAAACCTCCTAGTAATAAATAAATTATAAATCATGGAACAATCAAATCCCAACGCCGAAGTTCTTAACGTAGTTAAGGCAATCGAAGACGGACAAAGGGCAAACGCAATTGATGCTCTGAAAGACATCATGTATGCCCGTGCTGCAGACTCAATGTCTCAGTATAAACAGATTGTCGCGAAAACATTTTTTGACGAACCAGCAGAGGCACTACCAGATGAAACTGATAACGGAAACGATTGAAGATGTAAAAGTCATCACCGAAGGAACTGGTGATGAGAAAAAACTCTACATCGAAGGAGTATTTCTTCAGTCTGAACTAAAGAATCGTAACGGTCGTGTATATCCCTTTGCTGTTCTTGAAAAAGAAGTAAATCGTTATAACGAAGAGTACGTCAAAACTAAGCGTGCCTTAGGAGAACTTGGTCATCCCGATGGTCCTACTGTTAATCTCGATAGAGTATCACATAGAATCACCGATCTTCACGCTGAAGGAAATAATTTCATCGGCAAGGCACAAATCCTCGATACCCCCATGGGCAAGATTGCTAAGTCTTTACTTGGCGAAGGTGTTCAGTTAGGTGTTTCTTCTCGTGGTATGGGAAGCATCGATAAACGCGAAGACACCTCATACGTTATGGATGACTTTATGTTAGCAACTGCAGCAGACATTGTTGCGGATCCTTCTGCCCCTGATGCATTTGTAAACGGCATCATGGAAGGCAAAGAATGGGTTTGGGATAATGGTATTTTAAAAGAATCAAAGGTTGCTAAATATCAAAGATACATGAGCGAGTCTACTCGCAAAGAACTGGAAGAGAGGACTCTCAAAGTATTTGAGAACTTCCTTTCAGGATTATAATTTAATAAATAAACTTAGACTAATCATACGAAACACGGGGAAACTCAAATGTCAGATATGTTAAACGAAAAGTT